AAGGTAATAGGTATGTCTATCAAGGTTTTATAGACGGAAATAGTTTTAGATAGGAGAGTTAAAGTGAAAGATTATTTTGAAGAATGGTTACATTATTTAAAAAAAGAACAAGAAGCAACGGTTGGATCTACTAGAGTAATTTATGCTAGGTTAAAAGAATTACATAGAGATAGTGTTGTAGCTAGACATACAGATACACCTAGAGGTCATGTCAGTTTCAAACGGTTACAGGTTGTTGACTTTTTAGATGAACAAATAAAGAAAAATGAAGAAAAGTTATCAATTCTTATGAATTTAGAAGTGGATTTACCAGAATTTTATGACTAAAAACTCAGTATTAGGTTTTCATATTTTTATGCATTTAGGTGCTTTACTGTATTTCTACACTGGAACGGTAGAGGTTCATTGGTGGTTAGGGCTATTCCAATGGTGGTTAAAGGGTATGAGTATTTGCCTTTTCAACCATCATTACCTGTCCCATAAAAACTTTAAAATGGGTAGAATATTTCAATTCTTCATGGCTGTAGCTGCGACGTGTGGTGGTCAAGGTGGAGTACTTTGGTGGGCTGCTAGGCATATAGATCATCATAAACATGCCGATGATTGGAAAGATCCGCACACTCCTAGAAAAGATAGGGGTGGAGGATTTTGGCATTCCCATATGACATGGCAGTTAAAAGCTTTTGACACTCATAAAAATTCTTTACAGAATATGAAAGAGTGGTTTAAGTTTCCAGAATTAGTTTGGTTAAGTAAATATTTTACACCATTCTTTATTTTACAAGCTCCTATGTGGTATTATTTGGGAGAATACTTTGGACCATACTTTGGCACTAATGGGTTTCAAACTTTAGTGTGTCAATTTTTTGTGGCAGGAATGGTTTCAATGCACGCTACTTGGATCACAGCTTCGTTTGCACATACAAACTTTTTACCCTGGAGTTATAGAACCTACGACACTCCAGATCATAGTGTAAACAATTGGATGGTAGGAATAATAGCTCACGGTACAGGGTGGCATAACAATCACCACAAGTATCCTAAGAGCTGCAAAATGGGTCACAAATGGTGGGAAATAGACACCGCATGGATGACATTAAAAGTATTTGAGTTTTTCGGATTAGTATGGGGGCTAGATTATTCACATGTTCAAACTAAAAAAAATAATAAAAAAGAAATTAAACAAATTGATTGACAAAAGCATTAGAGATGTGTTTAACTACGTAACGATAGTGGAGGACGAAGAATTGGGCAAGACATTCAAGGTAGACAAAGAAGAAAAAAAAGAAGAAGGGGCAGTTAGTTTAATAGCTATAACTCCAAAAGCAGAGGAGTTAATAGCTTATTGTGCTAGAGTTAGTTCAAGTGATCAGCTTAACCCGAACATTTCTAAGTTGTTAACATACTGTATTGATCATGGGCATTGGTCTGTATTTGAAACGCCTTATATTACTATAGAGATTAACACTTCTAGAGCTATAAGCGCACAAATACTAAGACATAGAAGCTTTACATTCCAAGAATTTTCTCAAAGGTACGCTGCAGTAGCAGATTTTGAAACATATCCAGCTAGGAGACAAGATTCTAAGAATAGGCAAAACTCTATAAACGACATGAGTAGTAAAGATAGAATTTGGTTTTGGAACGCACAAGATGAGGTAAAAGATGTTTGCAGTAGTTTATATGAGGATGCTTTAAAACGTGGAATAGCTAAAGAACAAGCCAGATTCTTGCTACCTTTAAGTTCAAAAACTAAACTCTACATGACAGGAAATGTCAGATCATGGATTCATTATCTAGACCTAAGATGTCACATTGACACGCAAAAAGAACATAGAGATATAGCCTTAGCTATAAGAGAAATTTTAAAGAAAGAATTGCCAATTATTTCAAAGGCGGTGGCATGGAGTTAAAAACACCTTGGGGTCCACTAGGATATGTAACATATAAAAGAACATATGCAAGGAGATTGAATGAAAATAATGCAAATTCGAAAACAGAAGAATTTGAAAATACAATTGATAGAATAGTTGGATCTTGTAATAAGCAATTAAAAGTTGGCTTTACTGATAGTGAGAACAAAAGACTTAAGGAAATTTTAATAAGTCTAAAAGGATCCGTTGCTGGTAGGTTTATGTGGCAATTAGGGACAAAAACAGTAGACCGATTAGGTTTGATGTCTTTGCAAAATTGTGCTTTTACAGTAGTAAATGAACCTGTACGACCATTTACATGGACAATGGATGCCTTAATGCTAGGTTCAGGTGTAGGTTTTAATATTCAAAGGGAACACGTTTATGAATTGCCTAAGCTTAAAAGAAAAGTTAGAATCATTAGGAAGGATACAAATGATGCAGACTTTATTGTGCCGGATTCAAGAGAAGGCTGGGTCACACTCCTTAGAAAAACTCTCGAATCTCATTTTATCACAGGGGAAGGATTTACTTATTCCACCATCTGCGTCAGAGGTAAGGGATCTGCAATCAAGGGTTTTGGAGGAGTTGCTTCAGGACCTGAAGAATTGTGTTGGGGAATTGGAGAAATTAGTAAATTACTCAACTCAAGATCAGGGAAAAAAGTTAGACCAATAGATTGTTTAGATGTAATGAATATAATAGGTTATATAGTAGTGGCAGGAAACGTTCGACGGTCTGCACAAATAGCCATAGGGGATTATGATGATGTTCAGTTTCTTAAAGCGAAGTGTTGGGATCTTGGCATACCTAATTGGAGGGCTATGTCTAATAATAGTGTTGTCTGCAACGATATCTCACTTTTACCCGAACAGTTTTGGGACGGATATAATGGAACTGGTGAACCATATGGTCTCATCAATCTTAAACTGGCTAGAGAAATTGGACGTACAGGAGATACGCAATATCCTGACCCAGACGTTCAGGGATTTAATCCATGTGCTGAACAAAGCTTAGCTCCATATGAAACATGTTGTTTGGCAGAAATTCACCTGCCTAACATTGAATCCAGGGGCGAGTTATATGAAGTAGCTACATTTCTTTATAGAATAAATAAACACTCCTTAGCTTTGCCTTGCCATGCCGAGGAGACTCAAGCCATAGTTCATAAAAACATGCGTATGGGCATAGGTATAACAGGGTATTGCATGGCGACCGAGGAGCAAAAGTCTTGGTTAAGTTGTACTTATGAGAGATTGCGAATGTTTGATGTGAGTTATTCCAAACAAAAAGGATTTCCACCAAGTATTAAGTTGACAACCGTAAAACCATCTGGTACACTAAGTTTATTATCAGGCGTAACACCAGGAGCGCATCCAGGTTTTAGTCACTACCACATTAGACGAATCCGAATGGCTTCAAATAGCGCCCTAGTCAACGTATGTAGGCAAAAGGGATATAAAGTGGAGTTTCAAAGAAATTTTGACGGGAGTGACGACACTAATACAGTAGTTGTAGAATTTCCTTCTAAATTTCCTGAGAATACTTTAGTATCAAAGGATGTTTGTGCCTTAGCTCAATTAGAGTTAGTGAAAAAATTACAAGAAGAATGGTCTGACAACTCAGTTTCTGTAACAATTTACTACCGATTAGAAGAGCTTAGTGGGATAAAAGCATGGTTAAAGGCTAACTATAACAATAACTTAAAAACAGTTTCGTTTTTACTACACTCGGATCATGGTTTTGACCAAGCTCCGCTTGAAGAAATAACTAGACAAGAATATGAAAGTATGATACAATTGGTTCAACCAATAGATAATTGTGAAGTAAACGAAGAAGATATAAAAGGTAGTTTCGAATGTGCTACTGGAATATGTCCAATAAAATGAGGGTAGGATGGAACACAAAGGGATTTATAAAACTTTAAGTAATGAAGATTATCATGCTGAACAAAAACACTTAAGTTCATCTAACTTAAAGATGTTGCTTAAAGACACGCAGAAATTTTATAAAGAAAAAATCTTAGGGGAAAAAGAACCTTTAAAAGGGGCGTTTTTAGATGAAGGTAACTATGCTCATACTTTAATCCTAGAACCGCACATGACTGAAAAGGAATATGAATTTTTTCCTGGAAATCGAAAAGCAGGAAAAGATTGGAAAGCATTTGAAGAAAAGCATAAAGAATCAAAAAAAATAATTCTATCTGAACCTCAAAAACTAAGAGTAGAGAGATGGGTAGAATCTTATAAAGAACGTCCAGAGGCTGTTGATCTAGTGAAAGGAGCAAAGAGTGAGTTTTCACTATTCTCCGAAATGCTAGGAGTACCTCTGAAAGTTAGGGCTGATATTATTAATGTAGAAAAGGGATTTATAGCAGATGTAAAAACTACAGCCTCCGATCCTGACCTTGACACATTTAGGTTTACCGTGGAACAATACGGTTATGATTTATCTGCAGCATTATATGTGGACATGTTCTCCAGACGATATGAAAAGGATTTTGACTTCTATTTTATAGTACTTGGAAAACGTACAATGACATGTGAAGTTTATAAGGCTTCAGACTTAATGCTGGGTAAGGGAAGGAAAAAAGTGATGAATGCTATTAAAATTTATAAGGCTTGTATAGCATCTGGAAAATGGGAAGAACCAAAAGAAATTAAACCTATAACAGACTATGAAATTTTAGAGGTATAAAATGACTGAAGAAGAAAAAAACCACAAGAAAAAAGCATTTAAAGTTTTAACTACAGATATAACTATAGAGCAAAGAAAGAGAAAGATTATAACTCTACTAGATGATAGTTTAGTAATTCTTTCTAAAGAAATTGAAAAATTAAAACGTAGAATAAAAATTGGTGACTTATCTGACGTAGAGTTGGAAGCAGTTTACCAAGAATTAAAAGCCAACGCACCTAAGAAGGAGGAATGAATGGCAAAAGATAAAAAAGAAAAAGTACCTGGTAAAGTGGAAACAAGAAAATGGAAAGTACCTGCTAACAGATCAAAAGCTTTAGATGGAAAAGGGCTAACCTTTATTAGACCATCACAATTAGCCGAGGAAGCTGTAAAAGGAGTAATCCTAGAGGGAACTTACATAGAATCTTTACCCAACCCTTTTGATAATGAGAAGCTGGATTTTAAGTTTAGTGAACTTAACAAAGGTAACACCGTCATTATTAATGGAGCCGGTAATCTAGGCTATCAAATGAGAGACATTTCGGAAGGCTCGGTTGTTCAAGTTTCCTATTTCGGAAAAAAGGAAATAAAAGCAGGGAAGATGAAGGGTCGTATGGCGCATGACTTTAATGTTTTAGAAAGTGTTTTAGAAGAGGAATAGTGACACTTACCGACGAACAACTACAACTTATCCTGCCCTATGTAGATAATGTTTACTATGTGGGGTGGGAAAATGAGAGTGCTAAATGGGAACTAGCCATGTTAGCTGAGTATATAAAAATTCACTTGGATTCAAAGGAATTGCCTTATACTGAAACTAACTTTGGGGTTACAAAAGACCCTCCATTTGATAGAGATGTAGTTGAAAAACAGAGAAAAGAGTGGTATAATAAAGATAATTATGAAGCTCACTTAAAAATACTAAAAGCTAGGTTTAACAAATGAGAGCTATACTATCCACACAAGATACTGAGTATCAACGTGCCATAAAAATGCTAAACGGAGAAAGCTCCGAATGGGCATATGATACAGAAACGACTGGACTTAATACCAGAAAAGATACCATTATAGGATTCGGTATTTCTAGCTGTTTTAAAGGTTTCTACTTTTGTCATAAGTATTATGAGGATGGAGAGTTGCGTGATGGATTAAGCAAAGAAGAGTGTTTAGTTATTCTAAACCTTTTAGTAGATAAAAAATTAATAATGTGGAACGGCTCCTTTGATACTCGCTTTACACTTAACTACTTTGGAGTAAATTTGATCGATTCCCTTCATATTGAAGGTATGTTAGCAAAGCACACAGTAGATGAGGAGATTCCATTTAGATTGAAAGATGTGGGTGTTAAAATCTACGGAGATCAAGAGAAAAAGCCCCAAGCAGATTTGAATGAATCAATAAAAGCTAGGGGTGGAAAACCAGGGGCTGACATCTATATGGGCGACACTGATTTGGTTGCAAAATACTGTATTCAGGATTGCCTGCTAACTTATAGATTATCCCACTATTATTTAGGAAAAATAAAAGAAGAAAATTTAGAAAAATTCTTTTTTGAAGATGAGGTTATGCCTCTATATAAATATGTAACTATCCCTATGGAAAAGGAGGGGATACCAGTAGATACCAAGCAACTGATATTTGAGCAAGGACAAATTTCTGTCGATATCGCTCTTTTGGAAGAAAAAATACAAACTCTAATCCTCCCCCTTTTAGAGTCTAGTTTTGTGCCTTGGTACTTGGAAAAATATTACCCTCCTAAAAGGACAGGCTCGTTTGCTCAAGCCCTCTGCAAATATGCGAACCTGTCTCTACCTAAAACTGGCTCTGGAGCCTTTTCTTTAGCGAGAAAGGCTCTGGAGTCTCTTCCTTCCTCTATTTACAAAGACTACTTATTAGGAGCTGAGTCGATATCAGATGATACTATCAGAAAAATTCAATTGGCAGAGACAGGTGGGGTTAAGTTTAATTTGAAATCTAAGCACCATTTAAAGAAACTATTTTTCGAAACTTTAGGAGAGAAGCCTATCTCCAAAACCAAAAAAGGAAACCCTCAAGTAAATGACGATTTTTTAAATAAAATGGCAGAAAAACATGACTGGGTAAGTTTACTAAGAGATTTTAACAAGCTAAATAAACTAAAAAGTACTTATATAGATGGAATATTGGAAAACCAGGAAGATGGTATTTTCTACCCATCCTGGAAACAGTTTGGAACTACTAGTGGAAGGTATTCGGGAAATGTTCAACAACTTCCAAGACCTAAAGAAGAATCCCAAGGTTCAGAAGTAGTTCTTAATTATAATAATAAAATTCGTAAATTCTTTATAGCAGGAGAAAACCATGTTTTTATCGATAGTGACTATGAATCTCTTGAGCCTCATATCCTTGCTCATATTTCAGGAGATGAAGGACTTAAGGATATTTTTCGTTCCGGTTGCGACTTCTACTCTACTGTCGCTATTGCTACTGAAAAATTGGATGGAGTATCAGCATTTAAAAAAGATCCCAATTATCTCGGAAGAGTCAACAAACTACTTAGGCAAAAAGCAAAAGAATATTCCCTCGGAGTCCCTTACGGACTAGAATCTTATGGACTGTCAAAAATATTAAAAGTTAGTCTAGAAGAAGCCGACGGTTTAAGGAATAAATATTTAGAAGCCTATCCAAAGTTAAAGGAATGGATGGAAGATACTTACTATAAACTCATAACTACTGGAATACTAAAATCTGAAGTAGGTAGAACTAGACATCAAACGCATATCCCCGAACTGTATCAGGAAAATAAAACAAACCTAGAAGTTTGGCAGATTTTTGACAAGTACAGTGGGGATATTAGAACCGAAAAATTTTCCAATAGAAGAAAGTTTAGAAACTCGGTTAACAATAGTAAAAATTTTCAAATTCAAAGTTTAGCAGCAACTATAACCAATAGAGCTTGTATTGCTATAAATAAAGAGTTAGTGCAAGAAGGTATAGACGGATACGTTTGTGCCCAAATTCATGATCAAATTGTAGTTAGAGTGCCAAAAGATATGGCGGAAAAGTGGCGGAAAAGAGTTCAGTATTTAATGGAAAACACCTATAAACTATCTATTCCTTTAAAAGCTCCCGCAGAAATTGCAAAGGATTTTAACGAAGGTCATTAATGAAACAGTTTATAAAATGGATTGTAGAATTCATCATATCGTTTATAAAGGACATGATGGCTAAAACGAAAATTAAGAAGCTAGAAAAAGAGGTAGAAGATGCGACCAAAACAGCAAACCATGACGTGGAAAAAGCTACTGACTACTATCATGATTTCATGTCTGATTATGCTGCCTATAAGTCAGACCTACGCAGAAGGTCCTATTCTGGAGGATTGCGTAAAGGTAGTAAAGATACAGAAGAAGGCGATAGACAGTCAGAAGATAGTGATAAAAAAGCAGAAGGAACTGATAATTGAGCAAAAAAAGTACTTAGTAAAAAAAGAAGCAGAAGCAGCTACTAATAAACTAATTTCAGGAATACTAAGTTTTTTAAGTGTTCTACTGGTGCTTTTATGAGAATAACAGTGAGTGAATATGGTTATAATAAGTGCGTTGAATTTGCTGATAAGCAATTAAAAACCTCTGCAGATTTGTATAAATACAGAGGAGAAAGTAACAGAGATAAAATTAGAGACGATATTATAGTAGGGAAATTAGCAGAGTTAGGAGTTCAAAAGTTTTTAAAATCCTCTAAGCCTGATTTTACTATTTATGAAAGAAGAAAGAAGTCTTATAGTGCAGACTTAAGTCTTGGTAATTTAAGAATTCATGTTAAGAGTCAATCGGAGGACTCCGTTGCTAGGTACGGTCACTCTTGGTTATTTCAGAGAACAGATCAGATAGTTAGAAAGGCAACGCCCTTTGATATTTTGGTTTTGACATGTGTAAATTTGAGAAAAAAAGAAGTTTATATTTTAAAGCTAATAAGAGCTAGAGAAATTACAAAATGGGGGGAATGTAAAGTTCCTCGTTATAGGCATAGTAAAGTTGCCCTATACTTAAAGGAGATGCAAGATGGTTACGATAATTAAACAATCTGGAAATCCAGTAGACCACAAAGATGCTGATAAATTTTCTGAAGAATGGAAAAAAGGTTTTAATAAGCTTTTTGATGCTTATAAAGATGATATGACTACTATGCAAAAGAAGTCAGAAGAATTTGAAAATAAATTATCAAAAAAGTATAATATCAATCAAACAGTAGATTTACCTAAAAGTTTGAAAGGGTGGAGAAAGTTGTTGGAAACTCACCAGTCTGGTATAATGATTGATGAAGATGTAAAAACAGGTAAGCTAATGCTGGTTATTTTGGATTTAGGTCTTTAATCTGTATAGTCACTTTTATTTTAAATGATTTGCCTACTCGTTTTTTAGACACTAAATGAGTAATATACTTATCATCTATATTAAGATTCTTAGCCCCATAAGGGGCTTGCCTATCATAATACATTGGTAAAAAGATCAAGTCTATCAAAGGTTTTTCTACATTAGACAAATCATGCGCCTTAGCAGATATAGGTCCATCTTTAGTGTGTAGAATATTTTTTGGGTAAAAGAAATTAATCTCTACTTTGTAGACATGACTTTTGTAGTCGAAAAAGTTTCGCAACTCTTTGAGTTTTTTCTTATTCTCTTTTAAAGCTAGTGCCACTAATATGGAGCATGACCACTCCTGAGCTGCTACGGTTTTGTGTCTTTTGTCTCGACCAAACATAGCATTGATTGAAAATGGCTTTAGCTTAAGAGTTAATGTTCGCCTCAAAGGACCTCCTAGAGGTCGTGCTTGTCTTTATCTTCTTCTTTTATAGGATGCACAGTTAAATGTTCCTGCTTATCCAAATTTAAAGCTTCTTTAATTTTAGCTACTATCTCATCATCTACGTCATTAGAGGTTTTTTTAGCCAGTTTCTCTAATAAGTAAACTATGATCTCTTTTATAAATTTTTCAGTTAGTAAAGCAGATAGCAGTGCTTTTCCTATAGACTTTATTATTTCCATTACCTTATACTCCCAAAATTGTAAATAGTAACTAATACCGTTATTATAGTAGCTGATACTCCGATAAAAGTCAAGATACCATGAACTTTATGGAGATGTATTTTCAAAGGTTTAACCTCTGATTCTAATATGTCAGTTCTTTTTATATGAAACCGTAGTTGAGCATTATAAACAGCTAAGTGCTTTTCAATACTTTCCATTTTTTCATCAATTTTTTCTAATTTCTGCTCAATTTTCTCTAAATCTTTCATAATACACCTAGTAAACTGGTTTGCCTTTTATAAAATATTTAGGCTGTTTAGCCGGTTCTACTTCCCAATCACCCTCCTGCTCTAATTCTTCCAAAGCAGTTATAAGCATTTGAGTGTGATCATCCATTCTATCAATATCGTCTTTCATAGTCTCTCCTGCGCCCAATTCAGGTTCGCTAGGGCTTCCTACAGATGGCACAGGTCTACGTTCTTGTATGGATCTAGAAATATTATCTTTATTAACACCTTTAAAATCTGCAGCTCCACCAGCTCCAGGTTTGGCGTTCAATGCCCAAGATTCAGGCTCATCTTGCTCAATACTAACTCTTTTAGCTAGGTTTTTATTATCAGGTTTAGCGGCTTGAGCTGCCAGTTTAGATAGATCAGGCATCTTTATCCTCCGGTTTGGGGTATTTAGTCTTTACTTCTTCTATATGTCGTATCCAATTATCTGTTAATCTTCGCCTATCCCAATAAATCATGTCTAGTTGCTCCGCAATAGGAATGTAAGATGCTTCTCTATCTCTTACATATTGTAGCTTATCCCAAGCACGTTGCCCTTCCTCGTGACCTTCCCACTTTTCAGCTTTGGCGCTCCAACTATCAAATCTTTTAGGCTTATGTTTAGTATATTTTTTGGAAATGTGTCCTAACTTTTTCCAAATAGATTCTTCTTTAGTTTCTTTATTATAAACTGTTGTCCCTCTTTCATCTCTAATTTGCACCCATTCATTATCAATAAAGCAAATAGCCACAACAGCTTCTTTTTTAAACGGAACATGTTTAAAAGTAGCATTAGATGGGCATAGAGGTTTTCCCTCAAGAGGGTCTAGCAGGGCTTCTACCTCTTCTACAAATTCTTTTGTTGTTCTATCATATTTATAAACTTTCACTTTTTCTCCTTAGTATTTTATATAATATCTAACATAATAATTGCTAGGTCTAGTGTCGCCGTCACCAGTATTACTTGTTTGAGGATAAGAACCTTCCCAACCTCCTGCAGGATTGTAACCCACAAACCCACTACCTTGCTGACTGTGATAAGTATGAGAGTGAGATCTAAGACCATCCGCTTGAAAAGAACCCACATTATCTTTGTCATTTCCTCCATTAGCAGAAATTCTACTATCCCAATCAGGGTCCATAGAAAGTTGTCCATCTGCTTGACCTCTCACAAAAGCACCACGTAAATCTGGAATATTGAAAGTAGTAGAACCATCCCCAATACCGTAGTTTGTTCCTATGGCATTAAATAGAGCTACATATGTGCTTCTAGAAACGGCACAACCATCACAGTACAAAAACCCTCCAGGTGTTATAGTACTACCGTCAGAAACTATCAAACCTTTTGGCATTGGTTCGAAGTCTCTATCACCTTTAATTGTTACATTGAATGTTCCTATTCCAGATGAGGAGGTGTCAGTCCACTTAACCTTCAACCACCTATAACCAACGGCAGTAGCGGCTACAGCTTCTCCTGTGGCAGTAACAGTTTTAGTCCCTACTAATGCCCAGTTTGTAATAGTTGGAGAGCCATACCCTGGCTGTGCGCCAAAGTCATTAGAACCATAAACTTCTAGAGTTCCATTAGGAGATCCAGTACTAGATATCTGAGCAGTAATATAAATCATTTGTTGAAAGAATATAGGGTCAGAATTTAAGGTAGTAGTTAAATCCCCACTCGTAATGGCTGCAAATGATTTGGTATTGAATGTAGTTGGCACACAATCCTCCTACTAATTGTCTATATATTATAAGTTTTTACTGTATTCCCATACTTCATCTATTAAAATATTTTTAACTTCTTGCTTTTCTTCTTCAGTATATAATGCAAAATGTTTTAAACACTCAAACCAAGAATCCCTACCTAAGTCCTTCAATTTAGTAGGATTTCCATTTTTAGCTGGATATCTTTTCAAGAATCTGTTCATAAAAACAGTTCCTAATCTCCTAACTCTTCCCCTTACGTCGTTTTCTTCTATATCATGAAAAGGATGGGTAACTAATATCCATTCTAATAAATTTGATAGGGTAAATCTCTTGTCGGTTTTCCAAATTTCAATATGATGCGCAAAATCATCTTGAGTATATAACTTATCTTCGTCTAAAACTTCAATACTTTCTCTCTTGAAATCACGACATTCCTTAGCATTTAAAACCGAACCTTTAAGAGGGGTATTCCAAACTCTATCTTTTGTCATACTTCTTTTACCCTTATCCGTTGTAATTCTCGTTTTTTTGAAATAAACTCTATGGTTTTTTTAGCTTTAGCTGGAATAGTGGGATAACCGTCGGGTTTAGGTATTATACCCTTCTCAATCTCATTCCACACAGCCTGCCCATAAGTGTCTAATATAAATCTAATTGCATATAATTCTTTATCATCATAAATAAGTTTTCTAACTTCTTCAGAGTGCATGTACCAAGGAAGTATTTCTCCTTTAGTTTTTGTCTCTTCTAAATATGTTTCTGAAGTAATTATTTCATTTCTAACTACTTCAAATTTAGATCCTTTTATTTGTTTAGTAAAATCAAGTACTTGATAAAAATCTAACTCCTCCTTTGTTTCAGGAGAGTTTATAGACATGCTTTTTTTAAACTTATCTAGGGTTGAAACTTCCCAAAATTCTAACTTATCTGACTCTACATTATGAGTAATAATTTTCATAACTTCTCCTAAATAGGAATAAATGTAATAGTTCCAGCGTTTCCTGTGGGACCACTAGCTCCTCCACCTCCAGCACCTCCAGTACCACCTTGCGCACCCCAAGAGGCAAAAGTATGAGCTTCACATTCAACCCAAATATGTCCTCCAGAACCTCCAGCACCGCCTCCACCGCCTCCTGCACCTCCAGCACCTCCAGTACCAGCACTTCCTCCATCAAAACCTGGACTACCGAATGCCCAAAGTCTACCAGTACCTCCAGTTATAGTTCCACAGAGATATAGAAATAAATAACCTCCATGACCCCCCTTCTCACCTCCACCGCCTCCTCCAGGATAGTAAGTACACTCATCCCAGGCTGGACTAGTAAATTTGTCATGAGTAGCTGGATGGTGAACAGATGTTAAATTTCCACCACCACCACCAGAACCTCCACCAGCACCGCCTGGTCCAGAAGTACCTCCAAAAGTACAATCTTGGGTAGGAGAAGCATTTCCTCCAGGAGACCCTGCTCCTTGAGTACTATCTCCTGCTCCTCCAGGAACAGCGTTTGCATTTCCAGGACCGTTAAGAACGCCGCCCCAGCCCATAGTTCCATTTGTATTACTTCCTTGCCCACCTCCTCCATAACCGTTTACAGTATTACTACCTCCATATAGACCACCACCAACTCCTCCAGCATTTTGAACTATAGACGCAGAGTAACTATAACCTGAAAGGGTAGTTCCTGATATGGAAGAACCATTATTTTCATACCCTGGATAGGGGGTAACAGCGCCATTACGAACAAACCAAATAGTCCCTTCTATATCACAAGAGGTTCTACATATTATCTGCACTAAGTCAATACCTGTTACATCTACAAACAAAAAAGCTCCAGGTCCTATAGAGAAGTTTTCAAACTGCCAAATATTACCTGCAGAAGCTTTAGTAATTGTAGATAGTCGAACATAACCTATGTGAGTTCCTCCTCCTCCAGAAAGAGTTATATTCACAGTTCCATCTACACCCGTAGCAAACGCAGGAGGGCATCCTCCTTTTCCTTTTACAGTAAAAAACCAATGCTTTTTCTTAGGCATGTTCGCTCCTTATGATAAATTCTCCACTCCTGAACAGAATGTGTAACCAGCCCCTACTGTTCCTGAGTTTATTCTAAACATAGTAAATATAGACCACGATGCAGTATCAACCGTAACTGGCATAGGGGAACTGGATAATGAGCTATTTCCTAGCATAGCTGGGAGGGTTAAAGATAAAGGAGTTGCTCCACTACTATTATTAACAGCTAGAACTATAACCTTATCAGTTTCATTAGAAAAAGTAACAGTAACTGCAGCAGTAACGCCTGCATCAACTTGCAGTTTATAAGTATCTCCTATTGCCCAGTCTAAATCAACAGAAGCAGCAGATGCTAAGGTGACTTGATTCAAAACAGTCCCATCAACAGAGTTTTGCTTAAACCAATTAGAACCATCAGACAATAAAGTTAAAGACCAGTAGTCTGCATTTATATACTGAGAGTTAAAACCATCTATTAACTCAGCTCCTCTAGCTTTTACTTGTATTGGATTTACAACCGCTTGACCTAAATAGTCTTTTATAACTACTACTGCATTTTTCTTAGCAGCAGGTAAGGTCACAACTACACTAGCAGAAGTATCTACTAAATATTGTACTCCATAATCAGCGGCAAAGGAAGAAAACTTTTTTTCAGAAACAGAAGGGATTTTCCACTCTTGAGTTCCTGAGCCAACCATGGTCCATCCAGAATCTCCTAAGATTTTATCCTTGCCCTCCAGTTTTACCGCATCATTAGTTAAAGTAACTGCAGGATCTTCCTTTATTACAGATTTTTCTATATTAGAGTTTTCTCCAGATCCAAATCTAGAAGCTCCTCCTATCCTTCCTGTAACTTTTTGGTCTTGCCAGTTTGTCATTAAGATCTCCCCAAATCTCTACGGTTGCTAATTTTTTCTAAATCTGTAGCTTGGGACTCTGAAAAATCCATCTGTTTAGCTGCAGAAGCACTAACAGCTCCTCCAGATTTAGCAACTTGAGCTTCTTTATAAAACATTTGATGTTCAGCGATGTTTTCTGGAACTAGAGCATTATCCGTTGGGATGTCCATTAATATATTTAATTGCAATCTCTGTTTATATTCCAACTTATCTTCTCTACCCAGTTTGGACATTTCATCATAAGCTGTGGAGTATATTTCTTCATAAAAATTAGGATAAACAAACTTTACAGCCTCTACACTTTCCCTGGAAAGAGTTCCTCTTTTAAAATCTTCTAAAATACTTAAAGGATCTTCTACAGCTCTTAAATACTTTTTAAATTTATAAATTTCTTGATGAGATAAGTCATGGTGCTTTTTAAAAAAAGGATTTACATCAACAGTAAATAACAAACCTGGCAATTTAGAGTCTAAAAAACCTAATGATTTTATCAGAACAGATTGACTACTCTTAAAAGTCTCGGGAGCAGAAGCTTGAAAATTTATATTTGTAGCTAAAGATTTTAAGTATTTTGGATTCTTTTTTACCTCATCTATAACTCTACTTATGTTTCTAATGGCATCATTATCTGTTTTAGGCTTTTTATAAACAATACTATCTTTGAAAGAGTTATCATCTTTAATTTCTATAGGTTGTGCTAAAGGACTGGCTGTTAGTAATCCGATTGGCATAGACACTACACCTTCCGAAATAGTTTTTCTTTTAAAATAATCAGACAAATCTTTCTGAACTTTTTTCTTAACTTTTACATTAGCCTTTTCTATAGAACTTAAAATTGCAATCTTATTTTTTAAATCTGATTTAGCAAAAGCTTTTAAGGCTAGGGCAGCTCCTGCAGGTGCAAGCATATCAAAAAAACCACCAGCAATTGCTCCAAAAAATAAATCTCTATCAAATAAAAACTTCTCTTGATCTATCTTTTTTCCAAAGTTAGAAATAAAACCACTAGCAGTTCTATAGTCTAAAAGGTTCTGTCTTAATTCTTTTCCCAGAGAAGGAGCCACTTTATGAGATACTTTATACAGCTCATCTTTAAATGCTTCTCCTAAAGTTCTGTTTATCTCAGCAGTTAAGGGTACTTTTTCTCCAGTGAATTTCCAATCGGACCTTTTAAAAAAATCTACCTTTTGTCTTTGAAGTTCAACAGCATTCAATGGTTTGTTGTTGAGTAAATCATCCATATATTTTTCTTGAAGATTATCAATCTTTCTTAACTCCGCTACTGCATCATCTGTTTTTTTAGGAAGTCCTTCGTCATCTAGCAAGTTTCTTTTCTTTTTTAAATCATCTAATTTTCCAATTATAGACTTAGCCATTTGAGATTTTGTAGGAAACATATAGACATTATTTCCATACTTCTGCTGTATTTCGTGGATATTATTACCTATATTTTCACCAGTTTCGTCTATGTACTTTAACATAGTTTTATGCAATGTCTTATTAGATGTTAAAGCTCCTAGACCAGTTTTTCTCATTATCTTCTGTAAAATAGGTGGGAGATTATTAGCTACCTCTGGAGTTTTTTCTATCATATCTACTATTTTAGTATGATTAAACCCTCCAAGTTTGTAGGCATTGTAAGTAGGGTTAAACATATCCGACTTAAAATCTTTTATTTTTTTAACAACAAAACCAGTGACCTTACTGCCTTTTATTTTAGGTATAACCATTTCGGCACTCTTGCCTAAAGCCGTCATACTAGATCCCAACCCACCTCCGATTAAGCCTCCCCATAAGGCTCCTTGACCTCCATAAGCCATAAGATTTTCTGCGTTAAGATCAGCCCTTCCAAGGGCATTTTCCTCAATTAACTCTCCTACTCCGAAGAAAGTTCCCTCAACAGCAGAGCCACTCCCTTTTGCTATACCTTTTTTTAAAACATCTTTGGCAAAGGTTTCCTTTCCTTTAGTTACGAATAGCTTGTTTAATCCTTTTGTAGTTAGATTCTCAACACCCTTACCTACTTTAGCGGCTCCCTTAAGACCTAAACCTGCTTTAGCTATCCCTCTTCCTAAGAGACTTGTCCCTCCTGAGAATAGTAAGGGTCCTGCTATACCAGTAATCTCTCCAATAGTAGCACTACCTTCATTACGCTCTCTACGTTCACGCAATGCTTCTTGATATTCAGGTCCTAAAGCAGATATTGCTTGATCGGAAAGTCCAAAAGTAGCTGAAGAAACAGCAGACTCCACGGCTGCTCTCACACCAGAATCCCCATATTTTTCTTCTAATACTATTTCCTCACTTATAGAAGATATTTCCTCACCACTAAGAGGACCTTCAGGAGCATGTTCATCTACCGTAGGATCAAAAACTGATTCGGTGTCAATTTCTTCTTCAAAAATATCTTTTGCCACGATAACCTCTATAGGGGTAAATTCTCATTCTCGACCCAGTATCTTCCTGTTTTGTGCTTATTTTCTAATTTAATAAGAGCGTTTATAGTTTTGGCTCTATTTTCATCAGTAGGTTTCCACCCTTGGGATCTTAGGTATTGTTTTATAACTAAATCATTTTGACTTTCTGGAACATTTATACCGCCTCTAATCAACTGCTGCCTAATACCGTAATTTATTTTCCTTTGCAACGTTTGTAACATTTCTATCTGACTCGAATCCATAGTGAAAAATTTAGTAGGATCTCCTATAATCTTTTCGGCTAAAGCTCGTTCAGTATCAGTCATAACACCCGGACCAAAAATTTCTAGTCTTAAAGCTCCTTTTAAACTTTCTCTTAAAACTTTAACTTTTGTTAAGTCCTTATCAAACCCATGCATAAATCCAGGAACTGCTGTTCCAAAACTAATTTTCTTTGTTAGATCTATTAACTCTGCAATACTACTCATAGCTTTCTCACCTTCAACCACACTTACCATAGCCTTTTTCTTTGCATCATGATCATTAAAAATATACCACTTTCCATCTTTTGTACTTTTTACGGCTCTTTTGCGTATGTTTTCTTTAGGATACCTGCTATTTACTATTGCCAACTCTTCATCATTTAAACCATTTTTCATTTTTAACGCATCACTAGCAGCTAATTTTTCTTTATTATACTTAACAGTTACTTTCATTCTTTCATTTTTTATCTTTTCCTCGATAAGTCGTAGATTTGCCTGTGCAGTTTTATCTTTGGTCATAAACTCATAATGCTTTACAAGCATTTCTACACGTTTTAAGGCGGCTGCCTTTTTCTTAATCTGATCATCTCTATCTAATTTTTGTAAAGCTATATCTCTATCAATTTCTTTATTAATCGCCTCATCCCACTTATTATTTCCTCCATATCTTCCAGAAATATAAGCACCTGCTGCAGATCCAATTATGGCAACAATTGTAGACACAGTACCTTTACCTTTCCAAAATCTATCGGGATCTATCTTAACTAACTCTTCTTGCTCATCATTGAAGGCTTTAATTTGAGATTTTATAAGATCCTTTTGCATATCCATATAAGCTAGATCTTTCTTCTGCTCATCTCTTTCTCTTTCTAAATCTAACTCAGCTTGAGTTTTTTTAGGACTAATCTCCGTATCTTTAGGACTTTTTTTAGGATCTTCCCAGGAAGTTGACGCTCCTTTATCTTTAAATTTACCACCAACCTTTTTATCTGTAGGCGCCCAATCCTGATCAACTCCATCAGAAACTACTACATTACTTCTATCTGGTTCTTTTGCATCTTTCCGTTCACTCCACTCCCCAGGTTCTTCTCCAGGATAAGTAGTTTGACCCCTACTTTGAAAGTTAACATCCCAATCATCTGCATCTCCTCCAGTAGTTGGTCTATCATATGCCTTCCCAAAATTCACAGGATCTTCTTCTTTACCTTTCTCAGAAACAAGCGCCCACATACTCTTATTATCTTCAGGACTCAGTGTGTCTCTATTAGCCTCTATCCAATTTGAAACTTCTTTGGCAGACATTTCATCAAACAAGCCAGAATCACTCATTTGCCCTCCCCCAGTTCCTGGGTCTAAACTCGGTCCACCTTCAAAGTACTTCTTAACAGGACCACCGTGATGAAAGGGTTTATCAAGTAATTCATCTATTGTTAAATCTTTTTTCTCTTTCTTCTTAAACTTATAAGATATTCCATGCTTTCTTAGTTGAGCTTCCAACCGCTGTCTTTCACGCAACAGTTCGTTTTTAGATTTTTTTTCAGGTTCTTCTCCTTCAACAGGACCACCACCACCAAGTTCGACTGGAGGTTTTTCTTCTATTAATGAAAAATAATCTTGAGGAGATATTTCAACCTTACCTTTCCCAGGAACCACAACCCAACTTCTTAGGTCTAAATGCGCCCCTTTAGAAGCTCCTGTGTTACCTACAGTTCCTATATGCTGCCCAGAAGAAATGGAATCCCCTTCTTCAATATTAAAATCTTTAGCATGAGAGTATTGTTGAAAGAGAGGGTATTTTTTTCCTTTGTAAGTAATAAACTTATCTGTTTGAACTATAATTCTATTGCCATACCCAGACCTGCTTTCTATCTTATCATAAACAGTTCCTCCTAAAAAAGATTTCATTACGTTATCTTTATTTATCAGATCTAAACCTAAGTTAACCTTTCCCCCAGGATGTTTAACTATTTCCCCATTTTTTAAATAATTAAAAGGCTTTTTCTTACTATGAGGTCCTTTTGCATTAAAGGTTTCTGTGATTGTCCACTGTCCGAATTTAGGAATATCTATAGCAATACGATCCTTAGCTCCAGCTATTTTTTTCTCATCAGAATAAGATTTACCGTCTGTAACGTACTTCTGAACAACACTATCGGATTCAGACTCTTCTTCTGACTTTGCATAAGGATCTCCATAATTCCCTTCATAATATTCACCCTCCCAATTGGTCATAGCACCCGGAGCAGCATCTTCAACATCTACACCTACATCTTCCTCAACCTTTACATCTTCCTCAACCTTTACATCTTCCTCAATTGGAGGTTGACCCATGTAGCCCGGTTTGTTCTTATCAGCATAGGTATATCCATACTCATCTTCTTCTTCAGACCAATCAGGTTCGGACTTGGTTTCAGTTTCTAGAAAAGCTTCAGCCCCTGCAGAACCAACAGAACTACTTTCTTCACCCACACTTATCTCATCTTCTGGATGCAGCGGATACCAGTCTTTACCTTTAATAGTTCTTTTAGATCTA